AGCTGAAAGGCTTCAAGGTAATGGATGGTTGTGGATGAATCATGCTGGTTATGTAAATATTATACCTAATAATAGAATAGTAAAAGATATTATTTTATTAATAGATCTATGGGAACATGCATATGTCTTTACTCATGGAATAAATAAAGAACAATATTTAAAAACGCATATGCATATAATTAACTGGGATACAGTTAATAACAGATTGGTACAGGATAGTGATTAACTTTGCATTATTTGAAGCAGCAGATTCAAAACAGAACTTACATTTAACTCATGCAGATGAAGATTTATATGAGAGAGGTGCAAAAGGTGCTGAATTTGCTATTCAATCTTTGCAAGATGTACTAGATACTCTTCAATCAGGAGCATCAGGAGCTAAAAACGTTACAGTTAAATGGGATGGAGCTCCTGCTTTATTTTGTGGTACTGATCCTGCAGACGGAAAGTTCTTTGTAGGTACAAAATCAGTATTCAATAAAACTCCTAAAGTATATAAAACTATTAAAGACATCAAAGATAATGAACCTTCCGGTAAAGCAACTAAACTAGAATATGCTCTTAAACATCTAAGTTCTATAGGCATACCTAAAGGTACAGTCTTACAGGGCGATATGATGTTTACTAAAGGGGAGCAGAAATATGAAACCATCGATGGAAGAAGGTATATTACTATTCATCCTAATACCCTTGTCTATGCTTTTGATACAGGGAGCGATATAGGTAATCTTATTAGAAATGCTGATATGGGTATTGTTTTTCATACAACTTACAAAGGTAGTAAAGACTTACAATCATATAAAGCATCGTTTGGTGCTGATGTATCTAGATTAAGAAAGTCTAGATCTGTATGGGTAGATGATGCATTCTTTAAAAATTTATCAGGTACAGCTTCTTTAACTAGCAGTGAGTCAAGAGAGTTAAAAGGGCTTATTGATAAGTCAAAGAAAGCTATGAGTAAAGACTTTGATAAAATTGTTAAGGTACTAGATATGATTCCAAGTACTGCTATAGGTTCTCACATTAAAACTTATATAAATTCTGAAGTTAGAGCTGGTAGAATGAATCCTACATATGCAGGGTATATGGCTCACGTTAAAGGTTATTGGGAAGATAAAGTTATAGCTAAAGTTAAAACTGATAAGAGTAAAGAAACTAAAAAAGCAGCTCTAAAGCAGTTATTAGACGAACTTAGTCAAATAAAGAAACCTATCGAGAATTCATTTGTATATGTTAAAGCAGTAAATGAAGCTAAATTACTTATTATCAAAAAATTAACATCTTTGTTAGATAGTAGAGTATTTGTTCTTAAAAAAAATGGAGAGTTTGTTCCTACAGCTCCAGAAGGATACGTAGCTATTGGTAAAGATAATCAAGCAGTAAAGTTAGTTGATAGACTAGCTTTTAGTCACTTCAATTTCTCTGATGATTATGTAAAAGGTTGGCAGAGATAACTTTTTAATTTTTTCACTATAACAATTATATGATAATTTGTGTAGATATAGTAGGCGTAAGTAAACCTGAACAGGGTCTTGTTATAAGAGATACTCTAGAACAAGCTCTTCTCCATCTTCTTCCTAAGAGAAGACTTCCAATTTTAATTGACTGTCACGTTGCTCTTAAAGAAGATATAGAGCCTGCTAAAGCACTTATACATCAAGAATCAGATGATGTATTCTTTTTAGCATTATCCAATGAATTATTAGATAACGAAGAAGAACTTATAGAAACTATATGTCATGAGTGTGTACATATAAAGCAATATCTTAAGAAAGAGTTAAAAGAATTAGGAATGGATAAACATAAATGGAAAGGTATAGAAGTAAATAGTAAAAATATTGACTATTATGAATTACCTTGGGAAGTAGAAGCATATAATATGGAGATGGAGATTGCTAAAAAAATTAAGTCATTCTAGAATTGTTACTTGATTAGAATTAGATAACTGGTTAAACATATTATGTGATAGAATTAAGACTAGAATAGTTCCTAGTTTTGTTCTTGTTACAGATAACTCAGATCTTGTTCCTGCTACAATATTAGCTAGTAAGTTAGGATGTAATATTACAACAGATGATGTACCTAACGCAGTTCATTTTTCTATTATATCTAATAAAAATATAAGAGCAGCTAACAAAGCTGCTCTCTTTGTATGTTTTATAGAAACAACAATAGATTCAAAATACGAAACTCTTATTCCAATAGATTTTTCTATTGAAGAAGTAAATATACCCTTTGGAGAATCAATGACTAAATTAGTTTTTCCTTGGGAAAAAAGATGAAAAAAAGTTGTAAAAAAGCCCTTTTTTAGTTGCCTTTTGTTTAAAAAGAAGCCATAATAAAGTATAAAATAAAGAAATAGGAGATATTTTATGAAGCAATTAGAACTTTTTTCAAATGATTGGGGACTTAACTCTGGTTTTAAAAAACTATCAGATAAGCTTAACGAATTGTTACCTGCGCAAGGTAGATGTTCTAACCCTAACTCTAAGAATAAGTACTTAGATAAGTTTAGAAGAATGCAGAATGCTGCTTATGACTTCTTTAATAATGGTCTTTGTAATAAGAGAGATCTTTTCGTTAGAGAGTTTGGTCAAGATATTGATTCTTGGAATATCCCTTCATATAGAGATTTTAGATATTTTACTAACGAAAGCTACGATCAATGGGAAGCTACTATTGAAAGTAAATTCACCCCTATTATAATTAAAGCTGCTAAAGAACAGGAGATTGCATAATGATTAAAGTTACAGTTTTACATAGAGATCATAAAATTGAAGATGCTCTTAATGCAGTAGCAGAAATTAGTGTTGATACAAAAGATATTAATGAAGCTCTTAATCATGCTTATAGATATACAAATAACACTGATGGAAGTTGGTCTAAGAAACTAGGAAGTGATGCTAGTGATACAGTAAAAGTTCTTATGACTAGAGAAGACGGACTTGGATTGAGAAGTTCTATGATAGAAGATAGGTTTATGATCGAAGGAAAGCATCTTCCTTGGAACCTTAATAATAGAGAATTTGAGTGCATGCCAACAGGATTTAGAATAATAAGGGATCATGAATATGCATAGTGTTAATGAATTTGTAAATGTATATGCTAAATGGTCTAATGATGAAAGAGAAGAATTCACAAATAAGCTCATGATGCTTCGGCCTGAGCTAGCTAATCAATTAGCTTTTAAAATCCAGCGTTGGGAGATGGATCATGAATATAAAGAGTTTTAGTTACCAATACGATAACAATGCCCCTTGGCAAAGGAAACATAAGATGTTTTTGAGAGATCGATTCGAAAAGTTTTTAAATTATCAAAGCGATGAAAAAATGGACGATAAAACTTTTCATAATTTTGTAATGGAATATATTGAAAATCATTCAACCGGAATCAATAATTGACTATAATATTAGTATAGACGAAAGGATTATATTATGACTATGCATTTAGCTCGCGGTTTTACTACTACTAATACTAAGCGTAGAAAGCAGAATAAGAAACCTGGATGGGAGAAAGCTCAGAAAGAGCATGAGGCTTATCTTATGAAGATGGGTGCTCATCCTTCTCAACGAAAAGGTAATAAGTTTACTAATGCTTATAAACGTACTGAATCTCTTATTAGAGAAGGAAGTGGTGTACCTTGTAGTAACTTAATTACTAATATTAACGTTAAGAAGACTGAGAATACTTATACCGGAGACTTTATTACTGGTATTGCTACTATGCATAAGTCTAATTTAGTTCCTGTTAATAAAAATACGAAAGGGTCAGATTATGCTACAATGCGGAGGGGTTAGAAAACCTACAATAGAATACATTCCTATTCTTTCTGACTATAATAATAGAAAGAGTAACTTAGAAATGTCAGAAAGTATCTTTAATTGGATGAATATAAACTCAGATAATGAGTTCGTTCAAAAGCAAGGTAAAATATGGCTTAAACAAATAATGAGGTTAAAATGAACGTTTTTTGTATAGATCGCGATCCTAAAAAAGCTGCAGAAATGATGTGCGATAAACATGTTGTCAAAATGATTATCGAGACTTGTCAGATTTTATCTGCTGTTATCGATGTTAACTATATTGATGAGCATAGAGGTAAAGGTTGGAAAAGTAAACCTAGTCAACAATTAGGTCTTCCTAATTACCCTCCTGCGCATGTAAAGCATCCTGCTACATTATGGGCTATAGAAGCTAGAGGTAACGCTAAATGGCTATGTCATCATTTGAGAGAGTTATGTCATCAATATTATCTAAGATATGATAAAAATCATAAACTAGAAGGTTGTACTATGATTTATGAAGCTCAGTTAAAATATTGTGAGTTTAAGAAAGAACGAAAGACTGAGTTTGTTCAAGCTATTACTAATAAGAAATGGCATAGAAAAGATCCTGTAGAAGCATATCGTACTTATTACAATATGGAGAAGTTTACCTTTGCTAAATGGAAGCTAGGTAATATTCCGAATTGGTTTGTAGGAGCTCCTACTTACGAAGTCGTACTTGACTAAATATAATATGTTTACATTCGAACAATATAAAGTTTTGGCTGAAATGAGTATGCCAGATAAGAAGAAAATGATCATTGATCTCTTAGGAGATCTAGATGATTCTCAGATGGATAAAATCCTTACAATTATTGCTGAACCTAAGATTGATCAATTATTAAATGATATCAATACGAAAAAGAATACTGCTTTTTCTGATAACGATCTTAGATTAATTAAAAATAATGTTTTAGACGCACCAGGAACTACAGAAGATAAATTATCTTTTCTTCAAAAATGTCTCGATTCGGGTCATATAGATATGGGTGCTGTACTAAGAATGGGTACTACTTCTGTAGTTAACATTGAAAGACAAGTACAAGGAAATAGAGTATTAAAACATATTTTTACTAGACTAGGTGGTAAAGGAGGAGGAGGTTTTAACCTTAACTCTGGTTCTGCTGTAGGTCCAGGAGAAGGTTTCTTTGTATTAGTTTGTGATGGAGTTACTAAAGGTAAAGTAGGTGACTTAATGTACAACAATGGAGATGTTGAACTAAAAGCAAACTCTGCTAGATGGCATTCTGCTAGAGTACAATATGGCTCTGTAAGAGAAATGTTCTCTATTGCTCACAGTGAACTAAAAACTAAAGTGTCTCTTGATGAGTTTAAAAAACTCGTAGACTTTAGAGCAAATAAGTTTGTAAATGTAAAAACTTTAAAAGCATTAGGTGTGTCTAAAGAAGATTTAGGTAAAGCAATAGCAAAAGGTCTTGCAAAAGTATTTCCTAATACAGCTGACTTTAAGTATATTGTAAAAGGTGACTGGGTAGGTGATAGTATTAAGTGGAGAGCTGCTTATGCTTATACAATAGCATCTGTTTATCAGAAATCTGATGGATGGGAATATATTGTGCAATACAATTATGCTAAGAAGACTATCTTCGCTATGAAGACTCCTGAAGCAGTCTACAAAGGTATTATTTCAGGTAAACTTAAATCTTCAGCAACTACAGATGGTAATATGCATGGAGGTTCTGATTCAAGATCTGTATCTCCTAACTTCGACGTCGGTAAATAAATCTAAAATTATTTTTAATTAACACTATAATAATACTATAGTAATTATAGGAGTTGTAATGTATTTTTCTTCGAAGACTTATGGTCATGAGAGAGGATTATCTTGTGCGTTTAGGCAACCTACTGCTACTAGTCATTGTAATATGATTCATGGTTATGCTTTATCTTTTCAATTCACTTTTGGGTGTGGTGCTTTAGATGAGAATAATTGGGTAGTAGACTTTGGTGGTTTAAAAGAACTGAAAGAGTGGTTAGAATTTTCTTTCGATCATACTCTTGCAGTAGCAGAAAGTGATCCTCATATAGATAAATTTAGAGAACTAGATGCTTTAGGTCTAGTTAGTATTAGAGTAATGGACGGTGTGGGATGTGAGAAGTTTGCTGAACATGCGTTTAAAGCTGCTCAACATATTATCAATAAAAAGTATGGTAGTAGATGTTGGGTACAATCTGTAGAGTGTAAAGAGCATGGAGCTAACGGAGCTATCTACGCAAATAGTGAGGGTAGATAATGTTTTATACAGATAAGATTCCTAAGATAGAACCTAATGGTAAAGATCCTAGCGTAGGTCACTTCTATGTAAGTTTAGTTAAGTCTGCTCTTAGAATAGCAGCAGGAATTGCACTTATTTTTGGAAGTTTTTTCTGGTGTGGACTATTACTAATTATAGCTGAAGTGTTAGGTATAGTTGAGGAATTAGTATGAGTGAAAAAGAGTATCTATATTCTGAGATATTCGATTCGATTCAAGGTGAAGGAACTTATACCGGAGTACATACTCTTTGGTTAAGATTCTTTCTATGTAACTTACAGTGTAATGGTTTTGGTCAGATTGATCCTACTGATACATCTACTTATGAGTTACCTTTTGAGAGTTTCGATATATCTACAGTTAAGAGAGTAGAAGATTTACCTGTATGGGATAAAGGATGTGATAGTTCTTATACTTGGGCTAAGAAATATAAAGCTCTTATGTCTAAAGGTACTCCTTTACAATTGGTAAATAGAGTTATGGAAGTAGCTAGTAACGAAAATAATCCTCAAGGATTGTTTAAGCATCCTATATCTGGTATGAAGTCTGATATGTGTTTTACCGGAGGTGAACCTCTTATGGTAACTGGTCAGACTGCTTCGGTACAGATGATGCAGCACTTTGAAGATATGGGTAATGTACCTAGATCTGTAACTTACGAAACTAATGGTACTCAGAAGTTAAGACCTAACTTTAAAGAATATTGGGGTAATACTAAGGCTCAAGAGTTATTCTTTTCTGTTAGTCCTAAGCTATGGACTGTAGCTGGTGAGAAAAGAGATAAAGCTATTCTTCCAGAAATAGTAGCAGAGTATAAAGATATGTCTAGTAAAGGTCATCTTAAATTTGTTCTTGGACATGCTGAAAGAGAATGGGATGAGATGGAAGAAGTGTTAAAATTATTTAGAGATGCAGGAGTTGATTACCCTGTCTTTATTATGCCTGTAGGTGCTAGAGAAGAAGAGCAAGTAGATACTGCAGGTAAAGTAGCAGAAATAGCTTTTAAAAGAGGCTATAATGTTAGTGCAAGAGTACATGTGTACTTATTTGGTAACGCAATTGGAACTTAGAGGCCTTCCTCTATAACTAGGAGTAAATATGAGTATAAGCGAACTAATTCGTAGAAGATTAGATGAAGATAAAAAACGATATTGGGCTGGAGATAATATTTCAGACTATATCAAAGAAGGCGAGAAAGAATTATTAATAGAAGAAGCTGCTAAGAGTTTTGAAAGCGTCTTAGATAGTTTAGTTATTGATAGATTGAATGATCCTAATAGCATGGATACCGGTAGACGTTTAGCTAAAATGTATATAACCGAGTTAATGCAAGGTAGATATAATCCTAAACCTAAAGCTACAGCATTCCCTAATGAAGGAGATAATGCTTATACAGGTATGTTAGTTGTGAGATCAGAGATTAAATCTGTATGCTCTCATCATCATCAACCTGTATCGGGTGTAGCATATATTGGTGTTATACCTGGAAACAAAGTTATAGGTTTATCTAAATATACTAGAATAGCGCAATGGTGTTCTAGAAGAGGTACATTACAAGAAGAACTTTGTAATGATATCGCAAGAGAGATACAGAATGCTACTAATACTGAGAATGTAGCTGTGTATATTCAAGCAACTCATGGATGTTGTGAGAATAGAGGTATAGGAGCTCATAGTTCCTTGACTCAAACTTCGGTCTTAAAAGGCCATTTTATAGACGACAATATGACTACGAAGAAAGAGTTCTTCGATAATATTAAACTTCAACAAGAATTTGCACCGAGATAGGAGGACAATTATGTTTAAAGATTGGTTCAATTTAGCTGACGTTGATCGTACTTTACTAATGAAGTTAGTTGCTTTGCATTTAATTATTATTGCAGCATCTAATTACATTGTACAGTTTAGTGGGACGATATTTGGCTATCACTTTACGTGGGCTATGTTTGTATTCCCATTAGTTGTTATAGCTACAGACTTAACAGTCAGATTAACAAACAAATATCAAGCTAGAGCTGTTATAGCTATTGCTTTTCCACCTGCGATTATTATTAGCGCATTGATTGCTGATTGGCGAATAGGACTTGCTAGCGCATTCGCATACTTAGTAGGTCAAATGTTTGACGTTACAGTATTTCAAAAGATTAGAGAATCGTTTACAGAGATGTGGTGGGTTGCTCCTGCTATCTCAACTGTAGTAGCTAATCTAGTAGATACTTATCTGTTCTTCTGGGCAGCATTTAGTAACCATGCAACGAATGAGTTTATGGCTGCTAATTGGTTAGAGATCGCTACTGTAGATGTTGGATTTAAGATTGCTACTTCGTTAATCTTATTCTTACCTGTCTACGGTATTCTACTAAAATATTTAAAGAGTAGACTTGCAATACAATCTGCAGGATAATTACTATAATAAGAGAGAGAGAAATCTCTCTCTTTTTTTGTTATGGAGTATAAATGAATCAGCATTATATAAAGATCGCGCATGAAGCCCCTCTAAGTATATTCGATAAGGTACAGAATCTAACTCATTATGATTATTTCTTAGTACACTTATTTGAAGAGAATAAAGAATATTTGAATAAAGCACTTGAGTGTGTAAAGCAAGGTAGAGAAACTATTTTAGATAACTCTATCTTTGAATTAGGTAAAGCTTGGGACCCTGTTAAGTTTGCCTTATGGGTAGAGAAAATGAAACCTACCTGGTATATTGTACCTGATGTATTAGATCAAGCAGAAGCTACTATGGAATCGTTTGATAAGTTTATGGAGAACTATCCTAAGTTACCTGGTAAAATTATCGCTGTAGCTCAAGGAGAGACTTATGAAGATTTAGTCAAGTGTTATAAGAAGTTTGCAGAAGATGATAGAGTAGAAAAAGTTGCTATATCTTTTAATCATCCTTTTTATCAGACTGAATATGAAGGTAAGAATAAGTATGAGAGAATGGGTACTGGAAGACAAATGACTCTTTATAATATGTGGAATGAAGGTATTATTAATAGAAGAAAACCTCATCATTTATTAGGATGTGGTCTTCCTCAAGAGTTTGCTTTCTATAGACATTGGGTATGGATTGATTCTATTGATACTTCTAATCCTGTTATGGCAGGTATAAAAGATATGGAATATGATAGACAACCTCAATATGATATTTGGGGTCTAGATGATAAACCTGCTCAAAAACTATACACTATAATTAACGATGATGTTGATGAGATAACTTTTGAAAAGATAAAGTTTAATATTGAAAAATTTGACTATAATATAAATGGATGGGGCTAATGGATAATACTATTGAATTGAATAAAATTGTAGGTGAGCATTTAGGTAAAGCAGGAGATGGTTCTGCTGTAGATCCTTATGTTACTCCTGATAATGTAGATACTAGCTTACTCGTTCCTGTACCTAGATATTTGAATAGAGAGCAGTATAATATCAAAGAAGATAATCTTCCTTTCGAAGGTGTAGATGTATGGAATGCTTATGAAGTATCTTGTCTACTTAAAAATGGTTACCCTTTATCAGGTATTATTAAGATTACTTATGATGTAGCTAGTAGCTGTATTGTCGAGAGTAAATCTTTAAAACTATATCTTAACTCTTATAATATGGTTAAACTGGGAGAGAGCGTTGTCTCCGCGTCTGATGAACTAGAGATGAGGATAGGTAACGACTTATCCGATGCATTAGATACACCTGTATTGGTTAAGTTTTTTCGTAATCATAATGTATCGAGAGCTGTTAGACATAATCCTACCCCTACAGTATCTGAGCATTTTGACTATTTAGAAGATTGTGTTGACTTAGAGAAAATGACTTTTGATATCTTTAATGAGTCAGCTGATATTCTAGATATAAGAGATGGAGGACTTTTAGTGAAGTATACTACTAATGTTCTTAGATCTAATTGTAGAGTGACTAATCAGCCTGATTGGGGTGATGTCTATATTACTTATGAAGGTCCTAAAGATGTTACTCCTGAGTCGTTACTACAATATATTGTTAGTATGAGAAAAGAGAATCATTTTCATGAAGAGATATGTGAATGTATATTCAAGAGACTAATTGATCTTATGCCTGATAATAAAATAGCTGTTTGTTGTTTGTATACTAGAAGAGGAGGCATTGATATTAATCCTTTAAGGTATAATGATTATGAGTTAGCTAAGAAAAGTTTTAATGGTCTTATGATATGGGATAGACCTAATGATAAGACTGAGAGACAATAATGGAACGTCATATGGAATATATGAAAAGACGTTTAAGAGAGGAAGAAAGTAAAAAAATGAACCTAATTGAAGCATTTAAAAGATTACCTGATACTGATAAAAAAGTTATTGTAACTCATTCAGGAGGTATGGATAGCGCTACTGCTGTTATCTTATCAGCTCTGCATTATGGTCCTGAAAATGTTATTAGTTTAGGATATAATTATGGTCAGAAGCAAGCTGTAGAGTTAGAGTATGCTAAGAGATTATGCGATAAGTTAGGTGTAGAGAGAAAGACTGTTGATTTACATATCTTAGGTGATATTGTAAGAAATGTATCTGCTAATATTGGAGGTTCTACTATTGAGATGCCTACTATTAAAGATGTGTTAGGTAATCCTCAGCCTCCTACTTATGTACCTTATAGAAATTTAGTTATATTCTCTTTGACTTCTGCTTTTGCTGAAGCTAATGGAGCTAGTCATATTCTATCTGGTTTGCAAGTACATGATGAATACTCATATTGGGATACTACTCAGAAGTTTGTAGATAGTGTCAATGAAGTAACTTCTCAGAATAGAAGTTGGCCTGTTACGTTGACAGCTCCTTTCTCTGACTTATCTAAAAAGCAAGAGTTAGAATTATTAATTGAAGCCGGTCAGCTTTATATGTTAGAAGATTCTTTAACGTGCTATAACCCTACAAGAATATCTGATACTACAGCAGAGAGTTGTGGTAAATGTCCTTCTTGTGCTGAAAGAATAAAAGCATTTATGGATATTAAAGTAAAAGATCCTATTGTAGGTGGTTATAGTATAGAGGTGCCCTGGTAATGTGTGGTATATTTGCATCAAGAAATAAAGATAAGTTCTATGAGTTAGCTAAATTGAATAGCTATAGAGGATCTCATAGTCATAGTATTTCTTATTATAATGGAAGCAAAGTAAGCATTGTTACAAAAGGGCTAGGACCGATGCCAGAGATAGATCTAGATGAAGACTATCTTATTATAGGTCATGTTCAGGAGCCTACAACTGAACGGAGTGAAAATGAGAACATACATCCAGCATATAAGGGTGGAGACTATCTCTGGCACAACGGAATAATTTTAGATACTCAAGTAAAGAAGTGGCAAGAAGAGCATCAGTTCCAAAAAGTTACTTGGGATACTTATCTATTATTAACTGGTCTATTGAATGGTGATCCTTGTGAAAGACTATCTAATAGTGAAGGATCATTTGCTTGTATATGGTACGGTAAGTTCAATCCTTTCTTAAGTTGTTTTAGAAACGACAATAGTCCTCTCTTCTACGATAAAGAAGGCAACTTATCGTCAACAAAATTCGAAAACTCACTATCACTAGATAGTGGAAAGTTTTATAGTTATGTAGATAATAAATGGAAGTCTACAGATATGCGATTTGATACTAAAGATAATTTTTATTGGAGTCCTGAATGAGTACTAATTACGAAAGAATAAAAGAGTGGTCTGACGAGAGAATGATTACTATACAAAAGCCAGATAGAAATGGTTTTATCGCTATGATTGTAGAAGAGTGTGGTGAATTTCTAGAGTCTAAAGATACAGATGGAAGAATAGATGCTATGGCAGATATGATAGTATTCTGTTATGGTGAAATGGCTAAGTATGGTTATAATGGTGATAAGGTTATGGATGAAGTCATTAAAGAGATATCTTCTAGAAGAGGTGCTTATCAACCTGATGTAGGTAAATGGATGAAAGATAAATCTCCTGAAGCTCAAGCTTTATGGTATAAAGCAGACTTTACTAAATGTAAAATAGGAGATAACGATGACTGATGCAGATAGATTAATTTTTATTATGGAAGAGATAGCAATAGCTAAAAGTAAATTACAGCCTCAAGATACAGGGCATATACATACATCTATAAGTTATATGGAATCTAGAGTTGAAGAATTGAGAGAGAAATTAAATGAAACAAGCAGGAAGTAGTACAGAAAATAAAATGGTTGGTACAATTAGTAATAAGATTAATAAAATGTCAAGAAAAGAAAAAGATAAACGAAGAAGAGAAAGACTCAGTAATTTATCTGAAGGCGAAATAGCTATTATGAAAAAGTATGGTACTTACGATACTGTAATGGCTGGAATAGAAAAAAATTAAAAAAAATTAAAAAAACAGTTGCCTTTTGATTAAAAGTATACGATAATAAAGTATAATTAAGAAAAAGGAAATTTAAATGATTTGTTCATCTCAGTCTCAACTAAAATTCGTTAAAGAAGGTTTAAGTTATTCAGCTGCTAAGTATAAAGCTACTTATGCATATTATTATCTTGCTAATGAAATTAATAAAGTAGCAGCTAGATTAAGAAGAGATCCTTTTAACGAGATTCATCAAGATACTCTTGCTAATCTTAAAAGAAGCAAAGAGATTCTTCTTAAAGAAAAAAACGAAAATAAAGTTAATATTATTTTAGATAAACTTTATAAAGATATTCATCATGTTTTTAACTTAGGAGGTAAATAATGAGTACTCCTAGTGTATATCCAAATATAGAAAATATATCTCCTAATAGATGTATTCCTTACTACTTGATGAGTAGTTACTTATATTATGAAAGAAATGATAACGTTCTTACAGATATCGATTATGATAAACTTTGTAAAAGAATAATTAAAGAGTGGGATAATATTACTCATGTTCACAAACCATTTGTAGATAAAGAAATGTTAGAAGCTGGTACTGGTTATAAGGTAGAATATACTAATATGGTAGTAGGTGCAGCTAATGCTTGGCTTAAGAGCTGGGAACAAGAAATAAAGAATAAATAAGACATGTTGAATTTTAAAGAATATCTTATTGAACGAGCAGGAAAAGGATTAACAATCTTTGATATAGATGAGACTATGTTTAAGACTAAAGCTCAAGTTCATGTAGTAAAAGACGGTAAAGTCATAAAGAAATTAGATAATCAAGAATTTAACAAATATAGATTAAAAAGAGGTGAAGACTTTGATTTTGGTGAGTTTACTAATGCTAAGATATTCAATGAGACTTCAACTCCTATTGCTAAGATGATTAATAAAGTTAAAAGTATTTTTAGAAACGCAGTAAGATCTGGTTCTAAAGTTATTATTGTAACAGCTAGACCTAATTTTGATAATAAAGAATTATTCTTAGACACATTCAGAGCTCAAGGTATCCCTATTGATGATATCTATGTTGAGAGAGCAGGTAACTTAGGTAAAGGACCTGCAGCTGATAATAAAATTGTTATATTCAAAAAATATCTAGATACTGGTCTTTATAAAAGAATAAGATTATTTGATGATGCGATGTCTAATCTTAAAGCTCTTCTTAGTCTTAAAAAAGAGTACCCAGATGTAATCTTTGAGGCATATTTAGCTAGACATAATGGCACCATCAAAACCGTTAGATAAATCATCTTCTACATTTTGCATATTACCTTTCATACACATTAACGCAGCTGTATCAGGTCATTTAAGACCCTGCTGTAATACTAGAGCACACTTTCCATTTAAAGATAATGAGATTAGTCTTAATGATGCATTCCATAGTAAAGAGATGTATGAGTTAAGAAGACAGCTTAGTAATAATGAGAAACCTGATATGTGTAAAGTCTGTTGGGATAATGAACTTATAGGTATGAAGAGCCAAAGAATACTAAGTAATAAAAAGTTTAAAGATAAAGACGAACTTAAACTATCTTATCTAGATATGAAGTTCGACAATAAATGTAATCTTCAATGTAGAATGTGTAGTCCTTATTCCTCTAATCTTATATGGAAAACTGTAGAGCAATTTGATGAGCTTCCAAACCATCTATCTTACTTAGATATGGATAAGAAAACTTATGATGCAAATAACAATAGCGATAAAAGAAAACAATATGTCATAGATGCTCTTCCTAATCTTACTTATCTAAAAGTAACAGGAGGAGAACCATTCATATCAGAAGACTTTCTAAACGTGTTAGATATAGCTGTAACATCAGGTTATTCTAAAAATATAACCTTATCAATTACTACCAACGGAACTAAGTTTAACAAAAAGATAATAGAAATGTTTAGTCACTTTAAAGACATTCATATTAACATATCTATTGATGGTGTAGATGAAGTCTATAATTATATTAGATACCCTTATGACTATAAGTTATGGAAAGAAAGAGTTAATAATTTTATAGCTATGATGAATATGAAATATACTCTTCAATTTTCTACTGTAGTTACAGCTTATAATTATCTCAACTTATCTAAAATTAATGATGAGCTAATCAGTATCAATAGTAAATGTCATATAAGTTTTAACTATGATCTTAAACCTGAGTATTCAGAGATGCATGCTAAATATTTGCCTTATGATATATTATCTAAAGGTACATTAGAGTCTCAAAAACGTTTTGCAGAAGCTCATAAAGATACTACTACAAAACGTGATGAGTTACTAAAAACTACTATAGCTTTTGATAAGATAAGAAATCAGTCATTTGAGGATCTAGATCCTATCTTAGTAAGTTGGCTGAAGGGGTAGGACTCGAACCTACAAGCTAAAGCACACGAGAAACAATCGTGCGTGTTTACCAATTTCACCACCCTTCAATAACATTAACCTTTTTGAGTATCTAGAGCTGCTATCATTCTAGTCATTCCAATTCCTCCTCCTACTCTAGGAAAGAAATCAAATTTTAAGAATTCTTCTAACTCTGCTTCTACTCTTTCTTTACCAAATAATTCAAATAATAATTTAGAGTAAGCACCATCAGTAATTGTATGGAATGTATCTCTCATCATATCTACATCACAACTTCGTTCTGCTGATCCAATAGTTTCCATTCCGCCTAAGATAACGTCTATCTTTTTACTATGTACACCATCTTCATATCTACTCATATTCCAAAACGGAGAAGTCAATTCAGGAAAGTCTGTAATCATTGTACTTCCAAACTCTTTAAACATTTTAGTTTCTTCATCTGCTGTCATTTCATAATCAGTAGGAAGTCCAAAATGTCCTTGCCATTCAGCATAAGTCTTTTCTGTAATTCTACCAAAACCTAGATACTTACATAATTCATATTCCATTGTTTTTAAATCATTAATATCACCTGGCATCTCAAATTCAAACATTGGAAATATTATATCATGTCTGCCTGGTATTGCATTAGGTTCTTGTCTATAGGAAGTGGAGACACAAAAAAAGCCAGGAGATTCTGGCTTGGATAATAATTCATGTTCTAACCACATCTGGCCTGTTTGAGGCAGAGGCCATATATTGCCTGCGTAATTATATGTTGCTACATTGAATGGATCTTCGCATGCAGCTAAAATAGATAGTCTATTTTGCGTATGTACTTCTAAGAAGCCTTTGTCCAAAAAAAATGACCTTAAAAGGCCAGTCGTCTCGGTAAATTTCTGTGGGTTTATTAGCTGTGTCATTTTATTTTCCTTTATACAAACTTGTATATTTATACTCAATAGAGAAAAAAATTGATAAAAGATACTATAATAAATGAAATAATAACAAACAAAAAAAAGGAAATGTTATGTTAAATATGAAAAGTGCGCAATCATTATCTGATTCATTTTATAGAAGAAGTAATGTAAAGAACTCAATGATCAGAACTGTAGCTTCATCATCAGCTCCTGTTCTAACAGATGTATTAAATGAGAAGTTTAATATCTCTTCAGCTGGTTCAAGAATTACTGAAATCGAAAAAGAGACAGGTATTAAGTTTAATAGAACTTATGTTACTACTTCTGCTGGAAGAGGTAAACCTTCAGTTGCTTACTCACTATAATAATATAGTAGAAAGTAAAAAGGAGCGTCGATTATTCGGCGCTCTCTCTATGAGGTTATCATGAGATGGATTGCATTATTTTCTCAGACTGGATCTGAGATAGTTGGAATAAAGAAGAACTTAAGATCTCCTGATCTTTGTTTTACTAATAATCCTAATTTCAATAATAAACATATTATTGTCGAAGATGCTATATCTACTTCTGAAGTATACAATAGATTAAGATCATTGTCATCTCATGATACCATCATAACTTTAAACGGATGGTTAAGAATAGTACCTGCTGATATAGTTAAGAAGTTTGAGATTTATAATATTCATCCTGGTAATATTATTAAGTATCCTGAACTTAAAGGTATCCATCCTCAAGCTAAAGCTTTAAAGTTAGGATTAGAAGATACAGGAGTTGTTATTCATAGAGTAATAGAAGCTGTAGATGAAGGAGAAATTGTAGCATCTTGTGAATGTAAAATAAAAGATGATACAGAAGAGACTCTTTCTAACAAATTAAGAAATTTAAGTATAACATTATGGACAGAGTTTCTAAAGGAGAAGTTATGAGTATAAATAAAAAAAATGTAAGACCTAATCATTATAGTCAAGATCCTGACTCAATAGAGTGTATTGCTATTATTAAGCAGCTTTGTAAAGAGCATCAGAATGATGTTTATGTTGACTATAATAGATATCAGGCGTTTAAATACTTATGGAGAGCTGGTAAGAAAGGTGATGTAAAGACTGATCTTATTAAAGCTAGAACTTTTATTGATTTTGCTATAGATAGTTTTGATGATAGTTAATGTAATAGGACATGGTATAAGCGGTATTCTTACTGCTTATTTTCTTCACAAAGAAGGATATAAAGTCAAATTATATCATAACGATAGCAAACCCTCCGACAGAACCTCATATGCAAATGGAAGTCAGTTATCTGCTAGTAATGCAGAAGTATGGAATAGCTGGAGAAATGTATTCAAAGGCATATTTTGGATGTTCAAAACTGATGCTCCTTTACTCATAAAAAAATGGCCTATAAGCTGGTTCGCTAAATTTATATGGAATATAAAAGGAGCTGAACAAAGAACTGTTGATACAGTTAAAATGGCTCTTCAATCTCATAAGCTTCTTTATAGAATAGAAGAAGAAACTGGAATAAAATATGATAGAATGCAGAAAGGTATTCTTCATATCTATAGAGATTGGGCAGAGATGCATCATGCTGAATTAATTAATGAAGTATATTATAAAGCTGGTTTAAGAAGAAAATTTGTAAAGAATGGTAAAGTGAGAGAAATAGAACCTGCTCTTACTGCTGGTCCTGGACTTACTTATAAAAACTATGATAATAGAATATTAGGTGCATATCATACAAAGCAAGACTTTACAGGTGATATTAATAAGTTTATAGAAGAATTAAGACTATATCTAGAAAAAGATGGCGTAGCTTTTGTTAAGAAGAAAATAACAGATATTAATAAACTTAAAGATCCTACTATTATTTGTGCTGGTGTAGCTAGTGCTGCTCTATCTAAACAAGTAGGAGATAATTTACCTATCTATCCTGTTAAAGGATACTCAATAACATTATCTGAATTAAGTGGAGATATTCCTGAAGTATCTTTATTAGATGATCAATATAAAATTGTAACTGCTAGACTAGGAGATAGAGTTAGAGTAGCAGGTACAGCAGAATTCAATGGTTACGACAAATCAATAGATGAAAAAAGAATTGAACCTCTTATTAAATGGACTAAGAAGACTTTTCCTAAAATGAAATGGGGTAAAATGGAGAAGTGGGCTGGATTAAGACCTATGACTCCTTCAATGATGCCGATTGTAGAACAAAGTAAAAATAATAAAAATATATTCTATAATACTGGACATGGTCACTTAGGATGGACATTATCAGCTTTTACATCAAAGGAGATAGTAAAAATCCTTAAAGACTCAGTTTAGAATATAATATAGAAGGAGATTGCGATGATAGGAACTGAATTAGAAGTTCTTACTAATATTTTAGTTTTATGTAACCTAGCAGCTGAGCAGAGTTTATTAGCTCCTTCAATGTCATTTAACTGTGTAAAAGTTCAAACATACATCTTAGAAAATTATTTTGAAAATGATTATCAAAAATATGCTGAGTATGCTGCTTCTAAAATTTCTGAGCAAATGAATGAACTTAGAGATTTAAGGAGCAAATAATGTCTAATGTCTTCCATTTAGCTTTAGATGGAGGAGATCTTAAAAAGACTCTTCCTTTTTATACTGATGTATTGAAATGTAAATTAGGTCCATTTGAAGAAAGTAAATGGCAAGATATAGATTTCTGGGGCAATGAATTAACTTTACATGAATCACAACCTAGAAGATTTAAATCTCCTGAAAGAGGAATGCATGCAGTAGATATGGGAGCTGTTTGTGTTCCTCATTTTGGTATTCATCTTCCTTGGACTCAATATAATAATATTAAAATGCATATAAAATATAGTCAGTTTGAAATGTATGATAAACCTTACATTAGATTTGAAGGATTAGATACTCAACAAGAAACTTTCTTCATTGAAGATCCTAATTATAATATGTTAGAGATAAAAAGTATTCAAGGAAATCACTATAATAATAAAGACATTAATCAAGGAGATTTATTTGGGTGACGTAATAGACTTAAAGTCTAGGAAAGTATTACACAAAGAAAAGATTGAATCTAATGTTATTCCTATTGGACCTGGAACTGATTTATTTCTTCAAGATCTAGCATATGAGCATATGTATATTGTTTACTTTACAGCACCTAATGGTGCTCTCTCTATGGATAGGAATGACTCTAATTTAGATATTAGTATGGAAATGTGGACTGACAAATCTAACGGAAGTAAATTAGGTATAGCTCATGTTACTGCTCATAATGAGAAGCATGCTGCAGCTAGATTAATAGGTATGATTAATATACAGAGTATTGATAAGGTAGAACGTAAATGAAAAAGACAATAGCTATACACCCTGGGAGCACCCGCATGAAAGTCCTGAGATTCCTTAGTGATAAGTATGGTTGGAAGACAGGATTAGAATTAGGAACCAAGATAGGTGAGACTACTTTTAGTCTAATGAAGAATACAGAGCTAGAAATGACTTGTGTAGATGCTTGGGAAGTACAAGATGATAATCCTGAATATCATTGGCAATATAATGAGAAGCCGAAATACTCTGGAGGAAGTCAATTCATTCCTTGGGACCATAATGCTAATGAACAGAAATTCAGAGAAGGTGCTAAAGAGTGGGGAGATAGAATAAGAATTATTAAAGGACGATCTCTTAATGTAATAGATCAAATACCAGATAATTATTATGACTTCATCTTTCATGACTCTGATCATTCTTATCCTTTTGTAAAGAACGAGATACTGGCATATATGAGAAAGCTAAAACCAGGAGGAGTCATTTGTGGAGATGACTTAAACTGGGAACCTGTTCTTAAATCTATTGTAGATTTATGGGGAAGAGACTGGAAAGTATTAGGTAAAGGTGTATGGTATAAAAAGATATGACAGTAACTTATATGAAAGAAGGAGCTCCCAAGTCCTGGGATAAGACTATGAGATTTTATGAAATTACTTATCCATCTGGACAAAAGGTAGTATGGGAAAATTATACAGCAAGAGACTGTTTAACTAAGTATGAAGGGCACCAGCAGATGTATAACGGTGAACTTAAGATTAGAGAGATAACAGGTAAAGAATTACAAATGAAAAAGGTAATGAAAAAATGATAGCTAAATTAATAAGTTATAGTCAGTCAGCCATAGATCCAGAATTTAGTGATTGGGATTGTAAAGATCTTATAGCGTATGCAGCTAGAGTATCTAATCCTGATAACCAATTGAATAAAGAGACAGTTGATAAGCTGCTAGGATACCTTATTAAGCATAAGCATTGGTCTCCTTTCGAAATGGCTAGTGCTTGTATTGAGATTAATACAACAAGAGATATAGCTAGACAGATACTCAGACATAGAAGTTTTAGTTTCCAAGAGTTTAGTCAAAGATATGCTAATCCAGTAGAGGAGTTACAATTTGTTACCAGAGAAGCGCGAATGCAAGACACTAAGAATAGACAAAATAGTATCGAAGTTGATGACGAAGATCTCCAACTCCATTGGGAAAGAGAACAAAGACGAGTCTTATGGATGTGTAAGCAAGTATACCAACAAGCTATCAAAAAAGGAATAGCCAAAGAAGTAGCACGAGCTGTCTTACCAGAAGGATTGACTACATCTAGATTATACATGAACGGAACTATTAGATCTTGGATACATTTTATCGAGTTAAGATCAGCTAATGGAACTCAGAAAGAATGTCAAGATGTAGCTATCGCTTGTGCTCATGCTATCCATAAAATATTCCCTAAAGAATTATACAGCCATGACTGAAGCTGAAATGCTACAAGGTTTCGTTAAACAACTAGCCATATGCGAGTTCTATTCGCTTCACACTATCCTTCCGCAAGAATTACAGACTCAATGTTTAGAGGTCAGTAATTATATGAGAGTAGATTACTTTGATAGCAATTATAAGTTATTCGTAGAATGGTGGGATAAGACAATTGTACCCTTAGTAGAGCAGCTTCAAGCCGCTTATGAAAGGAATGAATCAATATGACAGATGCCGAAAGAAAAGAATGTTATAAGATGTTTTATATGGTTAAAGGTCATATAGGATGCACCGACTGGCAAGATAAAGACTTAGAGTCTATGAGAGATTCTTACTTTAAACGATTATGGTATAATGAAGAGGCTTACATATATGCGCAAGGATTCGAAGAAGCATACTCCAATCTACACAATTGACTTACATGGATATGGAGTACATTTCGCATGGATGCGACTCAAAGACCAGCTTGAACTCGCTAAACAACACGACTACAAAGACGTTAGAGTCATATATGGACATGGTCAGATGAAGCTAGAAATAGAGAAATGGCTAGAAGCATTACCAGTAAGACGAGTGAAGCTTTCAGACGATAAAGGAAGCCTAACGGCTAGATTGCTATGAAATGGAAAGAGTTCCAAGAGACAATAGACTTAGATCCAGCTGAAAGACTATGGGAATACGATGGTGATGGCGTTAGAATATACAAGTTAGAATGTGGATTCCAAGGTAAAACACCATGGGACGGTGGTTACGCTTATTGGTTATTAAGATACGGACATGACTGGATACCCGAAGAAGACGTAATATTCGAGAAGAATAAGAAGATATAAGATGGAAGATGTAGCTCTATTCATGTGGAGAAAGCAATTAGTTAAGTATATCTGTATTAATAATTACAGTCCAAAGCATGCTCTACACCATTTATTAAACGTTTCATAATCATTTTAATTACATTTAAAAACATTAAAATAAACATAGGTAGCTGTGTGTATACCGTACGTAGAATAGGGGAATATACGGTGTTATCCTCTTGTAATCTTGTTAGTGGTTAAGGGAGCGCATGCTGAGACCCTGGGCAAAACCACTGTAAACGCTGTGTAAGAACTGTCTCATACTAATATTATAGCGAAAAACCCGAAAAAAGTTGGGTTTAGAGCCCTTTTTTAGTTGCCTTTTGGTTAAAAAGTTCCGATAATAAAGATAATGAAAGGGAAGTTAAAATGAAAAATTTATTAGCAGTTATAGGTATTATTAGTTGTATCGCCATAGTGGGCCTCGTAGAGGATCCTTGTACTACAGAGGGTTTGCCGGTAGGTTGTATGGAAAAAAAGTAAAAAAAGTAGTTGCCTTCTGGTTAAAAAGAAGCCATAATAAAGTATAATAAGAAATAAGGAGAAATAAATTGTTATTAAAAGATCTTAAAGACATTCAAATTCTTAATCAGCATGATGTACTAGCTCAAGGTATTTACTGTTACGAAGAGCAGATTCCTGTAGAGGTTGAAGATGTTAATTATATGAATAAAGAAGGTGAAGGTGTATATTCAATATTGTCTGGTACTAGAGGCGAGTATGAGATCGAGAAGATCACTGACGAAAAGATGCTTAACTCAGATATAAATGACTACGTGATGACTGAGGAAGAGTATGAAGAATCATGCGAAAGAGGAGACGAATGCGCAACTGATTACTTTTATTATAAACAATTTTAAAATAACAGTTGCCTTTTGGCTAAAAATAGGTTATAATGAAGTATAAGAATTAGAAATAAGCATTAAGGAGAATAAAATGCAAAATGTAGAATTTAAATTAAACGATAAACTAGTTGTTGACGTAGAGATCGACAATATTGATATGGCGGATTATCCAGATTTCGTAGATGCTTATATCAGTGAAGCTAAGTTTAAGGATTCTAATAAGTTGTTGTCAGATAACGAATTAGCCGACCTTCAGGAGCAGAATCCTGATAGTTACTTCGAAGCTCTCAATGATGAGATGTTAAGTATTTGCGATAGACATTATAGTTAAGGAAAGGTATATTATGAAAAAAGTAAAAATCCCACAGGGAAATCCAACGACTGCTGACGAAGCCGTCAGACAATGTACTCCTCTAGTAAAGACTCTAGTTAAGAAGTGGATGCGAAACCATTATGGTGACTATGATGATCTTATGCAATCAGGTTATTGCGGAGTCATGCATGCTTATGGTAAATTTGACTTTAAGAAGAATGTTAAGTTCACTACGTATGCATACTTCTGGATTAGAGCGTATGTAAGACTATGCGCTCTGGGTAACTGGCATGTAATGAATCATAGTGCTAGATTAGATAAGGTAGAATGGATGGCCGAGAGTAATAACAATCCTAATGATATGTTTCGCTTCGCTAACTATATGAACGAGAGAAGGAAGATGGACTCAGACGAGCAGCAGCTTCTAGATTGGAGAGCAGAAGGTTATACGTATAGTGAGATACAAGAGATGACTGGTGCTTCTAACTTAGGTATGGTTAGAAAGAAGTGTATGGAGTTAGTAGATAGAATAGAGAAGGTAGAGTAAAGAGCCCCCGAAGGGGGCTCCACGGTGGATGCAGCCACGGGTGTCGTTAAATAAGCGCTGCATCCTCCTTGGGGTCTCTATATAGGGCAGGGTAGTGTTTCGCGCCCACACCGCGATCGACACCAGCGGCGGTAACAAGCAAGCGCAAAAAAGGTTCAAAACACGCAGTCTCGGAATTTTTTCCCGCGCAAAAAAAAGTGCAGAAAGTTGCAGAAAGTAGTTGCCTTATGGCGCAGAAGTTCATATAATAAAGTATAATAAGAAAACAATAGAAGGAAGTATATTATGAAAGTAGAATTTTTAACCGAACTATATCTAGGACGCATCTATAAGGATAAGTACATGACTGATCCATTCGTTATATGCACTGGTATGGGTTCTTCTGAGGACGCTTCAATAGAAGAAGCATTCAAGCATCTTAAGGATCATTATACTGATTTCGCTCCTAATCAGGTAGCTAAGATAGAGACTTATCAGGTACCTCAGTGGTACTCAGAGCAGGAGTTAGCGTAATGAAGATAGTAGGTGCGAATACAGTATTGGCTAGAGAGATGGATTTTCTTGGTCTTACGAAGAAAGAGTTGTTCATTATGATACAGCGTAATCCTTACGCATTCTCAAACAGAACGATAGAAGCATATAAAGTAGCGGTTCAGGAGGAAAAGGCTAATGGATAATAGAATTAAAATTAATATAGATGGTCCGCAAGGTAACGCGTATGCTCTTATGGGTATAGCTAAAGAGTTAGCAGAGGTAAGAGAGTTAGATGTTGGTCCTATTCTCGAAGAGATGACTTCAGCTGATTACAATAATCTGTTACTGACTTTCATTAACTACTTCGGTGACTTGTGCGAGATAGTGCGAGACGGTACCTATAGTGAATTCGCACAGGAGGGTCTCAATGATTAGAGCATTGTTCTGGGCCGGTCTTGGTTTTTCTGCTTATTATCTGTATAATAATCCTAATGACTTCGATGGTCTCGCTAACGCAGTGATAGGTACTATTCACTCGTTTGCTTCTTTTATAGCTGATCTTACGGCTAGTGGTATAGGTGAGGTCGATAAGTTGATCAAGCAATCTGCCATGTCCGCTCCAGCATAAATATAATCTGCAATGCTAAGGAATACCCGTGAGTAACTGTATATGGATAGATAATGGAATGTGCGTTTCCGCTTTTGGAAAAGCTGTATTCTGTTGTATGATTCATGATCAAGGTATGAGTGTTGCTGATGATCTTTCCACTTATAACGAACGAATGATGGCTGAACGGTCTAAACCTAAGACTGATGGTTGGTTAGATGCATGCGGTTCTTGTAAAAAGAAAGAAGATAGTGGTGCTACGTCTCGTCGTATGCGATATATTGATAAAGTCGAGAAATGGGGTCAAGCTAGAATCAAAAAAGGTAAGATACAGTTTCTAGATATATCGTTCGGTAATACCTGTAATCAAATGTGTAGTATGTGCTCTTCTGCATTCTCTTCTAAATGGTTAAAGAGAGATAAGAAGATGCTAGACACTGGAATCACATTCCGGGATAATAGTAAATCACAACACGGGTCATTACATGTTCCTGAAGCGTGGCATCTTAGTCGAGAGAAGCTAGACGAGATATTATCAATGGTGGACGAGGACACTATTCAATGTGATATTAAAGGTGGTGAACCTCTCTATGATAAGATGTTTGAATACTTCTGTAAAGGTTTGATAGAAAGATCTCCTAGAATAAGAATATCGGTATCTACTAACTTGACCAAACTGTCGGACGAGCGTTTGGAGTTTATTAAGACTATGCCTGAAGCGCAATTTGGTTTATCTATAGACGGTATCGGTAAGACTTACGAGTTTGTTAGAGGGTGGCACGATTGGAATATAGTAGACAGGAATACAAGACGATTAGCACAAGCTATTGACGGTGTAAGACAGAAGATTAGTATAAACTTTACTCTTATGAGATATAATATGGATCAGTTACCGGCTGTTTATGATTACTTAGAAGATGTAGCTAAAGAATCAGGTCACAGACTAAATTTATATCTAGGTCAGATAGCTAC